TCAGACTTGCCATACAGCATCATATCCATAATCTTACCATTGTCAGAATCAGCAAGATGGGGTTTACCTTGCGAACTGGCGTAGAATTTTGTAATTTTGTTGGATATATCTTCCTTTAGCGAAGCAATGTCTGTCTTGTTCTGCTCAATCTGTGCGGCCTGTTCGTCACTCATATTGTCACCTTTTGGCCCTTTATCGCCTTTATCACCTTTGAGTCCCTGTTCTCCATATACGCCTATTACACCTTTTTCTGTTGAATAAAAACTGTCATCAGTGTAATCAGTTCTCTGCCAATGCCAAAGATATTTCTTTTCCGCTGTCATAGTCGGCGGAGTTGTAAGCCACACCTGTCCAAAAGCCTTATCTGTATTAGATGATGACAAAGCATAATAATCTGTTATCTTTTTAATACCTACCCCTTTATCACCTTTTGAACCCTGAATTCCCTGCGGTCCCATAATATTACCAACGTCTTCACTGTCTCCATCTGAAAACGTTATTGTCAGATTTCCGTCTGTGTCAACAGAAGCTGACTTAATAGATATTCCTCTTAGTGATTCTTTCTGCTCAGGTGTCAGCGATTCAAATGCTACGGTGCCATCCGCGCCCCTTTCTCCCGGATCGCCCTTATCTCCTTTTTCACCTTTGGGACCCTGCGGACCAACAAATTCTCCGGCATTAACCATCTCTGAAATATCCTCAATGGAGCACAACCGCCTTACATCATTAGCCGCAAATGCAATGTATAAGGCTTTGCCAGATGGAACGGACGGGTCATTGCCAAGAATCGCAACAGGCTCTCCGGGGCGAATTTTCGACGTATCAAAATCGGCGTACATACCGCGCCGGAATTGTATTGTATATGTATCGGCCATATTAGACTTACCTCCTTATGAAAGGAAATTATTCCTTATGTAATCCTTTACAGAATCAAGATTTTTCTGTACATCGTCATCCATTACAAGGAAATTGCCTTTATTGTTCTGGCTGATGATACTTCCTGTGTTTTCGTCTACTTCTGAATAGGTGTAAGCAATGCGGCTTCCCTCTCCAGTACTAAGATTCATAAAACTTGTTAAAATTTTTTTCATGATATTTTCCCCATTTCGTCAATAATTTTTTCCCTGTTATTAAGAAGTTCTTTTTCATAATCTGGTTCTGATACTTCAAGGCTTTCACTGTAGTCTGGTTCTGGCATGTCTGTGTCTATTGCCCTGTCGTAGGCTGTTTCGCTTGCGTCAGCAAAACGCATGTGTTCATAGTCAGCCTGCCGCGCTTTGATTTCAAATGCAAATTTAAGCCCCGGAGTACCTTTTACAGTGAAATATGTCTGCTCTTTTTTATCTACCCAACAATCTCCATCTCCTTCCTTTTGTAAAAACACATAATATTCAATCCTTACATTGGTAGATTCTTGGAATATATCATCTATGTCTATCAGGCATGTGCCGTCTTCCGATACGGATGCTTCTCCGATGTCTCCGAACATGGGGGACGCCATTTCATAACAATAAAATGCCTGCGTACCATAGTTTTTTGTTGGAAGGATTCTTTTCTTTGTTCCTCGGACACTTAAATCTGCAAGGTCTGTTCCCGTTCCGATGCTATAGAAATGGCCACTGGCTTCTATATGTGTACCTGCTGTAACTTTTTTTGATGCCGAAACGCTGTCTGCCGAAACGCTTTTATTAAACGAGGCTGAGCTTGCATATACAGTTCCTGTATAAAGATTGATTCCTCTAATTCGCGTTCCATACAACGTCCCATACCCCGGCACATATATTCCTGTATTCGTCTCTGAATAGATCTCTCCAGTTGAAGCATCTAGCGTTACTTCTCCATACGCGCCACTTGCTGAAAGCTTTTTAATTCCAACTTTCCATCCTGCTAATTCACCTGTGTTAATATAATCGGCATTCATGTACACATTGCCATTTGATAGATACAGACCTTTATTGCTGCTGTTATCGCTTAGCACATTAATAATCTCTTGTTTAGACATTTTTCCTATGTCGAGGTTGCTAAGTGCATTGTCTGTATAGCGATTCGCATTCGATAATGCTGTCGAAGCTTTATTTTCAGCAACACTATATATTGTGTCGCCGTTTGCTAACACGAATGTATTAGGTCTGAGCGTAACATTTCCGTAGTTATCAATCGCAAATGTTGATACTCCAGAACTGTTTGTAACGTTGATGTTCTTCAGATTAATCAAATCAGCTGAAATCTGACCTGATTTAATATAAGAAGCGTTTATATACAGATGTCCGTTCTGCATATAAATTCCCTCTTGTTTGCCATTGTCTGTCAGAGCATTAAAAACTCTTTCGAAATTGACAATTTTTTTAGCATCCAGTTCCTGCCAAGTACCATCAGTCCCAGAAAACATATATACCTGGCTTGTAGAGAAGTTCATGAATATCGAGCCGTCATGCTTTTTATATTCTTCGCTTTTCCACTCAGATGCTGGATAATTCTGCAATGTTGGCACATACGTGCCATAATAGTTCGGGATAGTCACATTGCTTTGAACTGTCCCATCCACAACATCCTTGGCAATTTGTTCAATAGTTCTGCTTTTCAGGGTAAAGTTTTCAACTTCTAATGTGACAGCACCTGTGTCGGCATCTATTCTTAATGTCGTATTCCCGTTATTATCTTTCGCTGTGAAGCCTCTTGTATTAATCCATTCTGATTGAATACCGATGGCATAGAGAATATTCAGAACGGCATCTCCATTACTATCAAAGCCGGCTTTCCATGTCTGACCCCCATCTACTGACAAAAAGAATCCATCGACACCTGTCTTATAAATTACTTTAGAATCAGCAAGTGTAGGTTTATCATGCCGGTACGTAATTACGGAATCATCTTCTTGTATTTCCTCTGTATAGAAGAAACCTAGCGTGTTTGCTGCAAGCTCGTTCATTTGTTTGAGCTTTACGTCATAGGCAGATAGTTTCTTTTCTATATCTTTTTTTGACTGCTCTACCGCTGTTTGCTGATCACCAATAAACTCGCTTGCATCTTCTTCAGCACTCTTTGCGCTACAACTCCATGATGTTGAACCGCCGAACACGAACTCTATATCTGTCACAAACGATCTAAAGACACGATTCTTTGTATCAATAAATTCAACTGGATCGCCAAAAGTGGCGTATCCGTTGGCAATTCCGTCGCATGAGAAAGGACGCATTCGCAAACCGATTAATTGATTTCCAATAGCTTCGACTCCTGCCTGTGCATTGCCCGACAATAGCTGATTGTCAATAGTAATCACATAGCCGTCCTGACCTGACATATATTCGGTCTCATCTTCTACATATTTGACACCTGTTACAATAACATCGTCTACGTCATATTGTAGATTCTGAATTGAAAATAACGCGTGATAATCGTTATTGCTTAACGTACCACCATCAATCACAGTCCCCATTGTCCATGGATTAAGCGTGCCGCCATCCAGATCATCACCATTTGTCCAGTTCTTTACTGCTCCACCATCGTAAATAGTCGTATTGGTAAATGTCTTATCAAACGTAATAATCCTGAGTAAGTCATTTTCGTCGATTCTTGCATTTCCACCGGCTATCCCGGCACACATTCCGATTACTGTACGGTATGTCGCATTAGATGGCGCTTTCCGAATCTGAAAGTCCGCATTTGGAAACATTGCATCTCCAAGAGTGATTCCACATTGCTGGCAGCATTCTGAGAGCAGTTCCTTGACTGTACAAGGAAAAGACAGGTTAGAATCATATGTCTTATCAGCATTGTGCATTTTATCTAAGAGAGAAAGACTTATTTCGCTCGCCGTTGCAGGCTTTTTCGACACAATGTAAGTACCTCTCTTTATAGCTTCTATCCTGTCGGATAACTGCACATTGAGAAAGATAACAAACCTTGCGGCGTTAAAATTATATCCGTCAAAGCGCCCGTCATCATTTACCAATGATAAACTTGCCGTTTTTTCTATTGCTACACCCACCGGGAAGTCCCCAGAGTCTGCTGAATCTACGAGACTATTTCCAGACAGATAAAAGTCTTTTTTGCCTAGCTTAAGAGTTGTACCATTTGACAATGTAACATTTGCTGTCACGTAATAATTTCTGTTTGTAAGAGATTCTTTCTTCAACTGAGTAGATACATTTATCAAATCGGCTCAACCCTCCTTACATTAATAGACAAATCTGTCCACTTTTCTTCCCCATCTTTCAGAGTTTGCGCAGCCATATTAAAATTTGATGCGTAGAATGTTCTGTCTATCCATCTTCCCGGAATAGTTGGGTCTTTATGGTGGAATGTGAATTGACTTTTGTTAAGTACAGTATTTAGTATGGTTGCTATTTCAGCCCATGTAAGCTCGCCCCATTGCATGTCATACCCACCAATTGTTCCCATTGGTGTATTGTGCATAATCAAATCCTGACTTCTTTTAGAGTCTTCCGTAGAAGTGGTTGCGAACACCGGTTTGTAACTATCCGGTGCTCTTATAACAACGTTGTCTATTTTAAATTGTTCCTGCGGCATATTCTTCTCCTTACGCTAACTCAAATGGGTTCTTCCCATTCCGGTTTCTTCTCATTTCAGCTTCACTGATAATAATATCTAACAGTTTTCTGCCAGATGCATTAACTGTAACATTGTAGGTATTTCCATCTCCCTGCCCTTTTCCTGACTCTTCCCGGACGATCTGCCGTAATAGGCTTTCCGGTGCTTCCAGGTTATTTCCTTTCTTCTGGTCACCTAATACCGCAAGGAATTCTGACCTTGGCGGAATAACTGCGCCACTGGCCAGATATGGGATAGTTCCGATACGTGGAAATGTCGCATGAAATCCAATAGTCTTTGAACCAAACGGTGTTGGAACAGTCCAGGGTCCAAAGGAAAATGCAGATTCAATTCCACCAATTGCATTATTAATCATCCCAACTGCATTATTAACAATGCTGATTGCCTGATTAATCGGAGCTTTAATAAAATCCACAATGCCTTCAAATGCAGATCTGACTGCATCTCTGGCGGCATTAAACTTATTGATGATAGCATTTTTTATCGCTTCTACTTTATTAGAAACAAATGTAGTTACATTTTCCCATACTTGGGATGTTTTATTCTTTACGCTATCCCATACGCTCGCAACTTTTGTTTTAATTGCATTAAATACTGTGCTGGCTGTGGATTTAAGAGAGCTCCAAAGGCCAGAAAGTGTCTTTTTGATTGCGTTCCAGATTGTTGAAGTCAATGCTTTAATCGCATTCCAAGCAGTACTGATGATGCTCTTTATTATACTCAACGCGCCTTTTGTTACGGTTTTAATTATCTCCCACGCACCTGACACAACATCTTTGATAAAACTCCATGCTCCATCCGCAATCTCTTTTATTCCCTGCCAAGCCAGTTCCCAGTCTCCTGTGAAAACGCCGACAAGAAAATCAATGATTCCGCTCAGTGTATCTGCTACATCACCAATTATTTTAATTAATGATTTCATAACTTTTATTGCTACGGTGCCTACAACGTTAATTATTTCTGCCACGACCGGAAGCAAATTCGCGATTATCCAGTTAATCAAAGGCACTAATACCGACTCCCACAGAAGTTTCAGAGAATCAATGAGTTTTCCGAGGAATGTTTCTATCTTTAAAATCGCATCCCCTAATGGTCCCTCTAATAGCCCTTTGAACTGTTCTGCCAGTCCTTGCAAAACTGGAAGAACATAGGTGTTGTATCCAGTTATCAGAGTCTCAAATATGCTTGATAATCCATTCGCTATAGAATCAAAGAACGGCTTTACGTGTTCATCGTATAACCTCGATATTGCGTCACTAAGGTTTTGAACAACTGTTAAGACCCCACTTGTTACAGTTTCTATTACTCCGAGGCTACCCTCGATTGCGGACTTTAAAATGTCCTTGTTGTCGATAAAAGGCTGCGCAATCATGTTAAGGATATCTCTGCCAAGTTTTGCAGCCGTTTCTGTAAGAACCATTCCGATTTCAGCAAAGATTCCGATTAAATCCGCAGTAATCTGCTGTGCGGTTTCTCCACCAAAAACTGAGAAAACATCCGCGAAGGCGACTGCAAGATTCCCTGCGATTTGCGAAATTTCAGAGCCGATATTGAACATATCTATCAGATAGTTCTTTATTCTTTGCGTGTTCTGCTTTAAAAACTTTTCAATTCCGCCTATAATGTTTTGCGCAATTGTCAATCCAATTCTGGCAAATGAACCGGCAACTTGTCCAATTGCATATGCAAATGAATCAAGAAAATTATTTGCTGCTTTAGTAACTTCTGAATCAGTAAAGATATCCTTTAAAGATTTCCATATGGAATCGAGATCCTTTTTTATTCCGTCAAAAATTGGCTCGTAATCTCCTAATCCATCCCAGAATCCTTTTGCAATTAACTTAGCCAGCTGCTTAAATCTGTCGATTATCTTTTTTAGCGGTTTTGACATCTTATCAAGAACCGTCTCGCCCTCTGCTACCTTTCCGTAATCAACATTTTGTACAGCATCTTTCATCTGATCTGCAAGTCCGCCAGTTGCGCCCGGTACTTTTGACGATGAATCCGCACTTTTATCCGTTGAGTAATTATTTATTTCGTCTAGAGGACTAAGATATCCTTTTGCCGCCTTAGTGGCTTTCTTAGTTGCGTCTGCTGTATCATTTGTTGCATCTGCCAGCTTTTCGGCATTGTCGGCAGCATTTCCATATTGGTCTGCCGTATCAGCTATTGCATCTGTCCCGGCAAGACCTGCGCCACTTGCACCTGTCTGGCCAGATGATTTCTTTCCGGTGATTAATTCCGTAAATGACTTGAAGGCATTTGCCAGAGTTGCTAACTTACCGAGCAAGATATTAATAACTCTCAAAACGGGAGTGAAGAGATTGATTAATCCCTGTCCGACTGTTGCCTTGAGAGATTGCAACTGTAACTGCATCACTCTGACCTGGTTCGCCCATGAGTCAGATGTTCGAATGAAATCACCAGATGCGGCAGACAACTGTTTCTGTACAAAAGCCAGACGGAGAGCCACTTTCTCCTGTTCGGTCATGGCAGATGTGGTTTTCCCGTATCCATTAGCCAGTGCATACTGGTCAAGTGCCGACTGGGTCATTACCACGCCGAGGTCCTTGAGTGTTTCCGTTTCGCCCGTAAAAACGCTCTTCAACTTTATGAATGCTTCTTCCTGATCGAGATTATAGAAAGATGCAACATCGCCTGTAAGCTGAGTCAGCTGAGTAGACATATTATACGCCTGCTCCTCTGAGAATCCGAAGGCTTTTGCCATAGCTCCAAAAGTACCAGTGTATTGTTTTGCCATTGTTTCGGAGAGCCCGGCAGATGTTATAGCGTTTTTTGCAAATTCGTTTACCTTTTCTGACATGGTTGTAAATGTAACATCAACCACATTCTGCACTTCTGACAGATCAGATCCGAGTTCCAGACATTCTTTGCCAAACTGGGCCAGTTCCCCAATTGCGAATGCTCCGCCAATCAGTACGCCTATTTTTTTTACTACGCTGTCAAGTCCGTTAAAAGACCGTCTGATTGCTGATACGCCGTTTTGTACACCTGATGTGTCCATTCTGGTATCAATAATGACTGAGCCATCAGCAGCCATGTGTCCACCTCCTAACTATTTGAGGTTCAACATCTCATTCAGCTTATCTTTATAAGCTTGCTCCTCGTCGCTGAGACGTGTTTTTATGTCAATTGTGTTTTTATTCTCTTGATAGAATTTCTTTTCCCATTTATCGAGTTTTTCGCCCTTCGCCTTTTTAGAACGGATTCCAACAACCGTGTTGAACAGACACTCGCCAGATTCCATGAAATATCCAAAAAATGTCCACCAGTGCATATAAGGCACTGTTCTGATTTCTTTACCGGCAACCTTGTTTACAGCCGGAACGATCATATCTCCATCCTGTTCCCAGTCCATCAAACGAGGTTTGGGCTTGTTCGGGCTATCATCGAATTGGCCACAATCAATAAACTCGCAAGCTTTCTGGCAAGCTTCTGTAAGATGTTCCAGGGGTATGCTTTGCCAATTCTCGAATAGAATCTGTAACATAACAACTGCTTTTGCCTGCTCATCCAGCTCTGGGTCATTCATGGCGACCAGAATATCAATAATTACTCGAAAATCCGTTCTGATAGAAAAATCCACCCCACTGATATTTAGTGAGGTGGGTAACTCATAGGCGGTCATTTTGTATACTTCTCCGTGTACTTATTGACCACTTCCTGCATTTTTTTCTTTCTCTTTTCAATTTCCGGAGTAAGTGCTTCATTGATTTTGTCCAGAACGATATAGGCGAACACCTGACCATTTCCGAAAACAGTTGTTGCGGTAATTGGTTCTTTAAATAAATCCTTAGATGCTTCGTATCCGAGCATATAATTGATTTTGTCCTCAATCTGCTTATTAATCTCCGCCATCTCTTTACTAGAAGAAACATTTTTAACAGATTCCTGAGCCTGCTCAAAGAAAGTTTCCAATTCTTCCGCTCTTGCTGCAACGTTAATGTCGGTAGGATTCAGTTTGAATGAAGAAAACACTTCGCCCTGTTTGTTTGTGAATGTGAAAAGAAGAAATCCATCATCAATGTTTGTGTTAATTGTTTTTGCCATTTTCTATACCCTCCTAAAAATTATTTGCTGTCAGCTGTAAATGTTCCGGAACTGATATCAAATTTCCCTTTGACGCGTTCACCGGTGTAATTGACGGTAAACGGAATCTGGTATCCAGACGTATCGCCGCCATAGGATGTCGGCACAACATAACAATCCTGCTGATATGCTTCATACTTGCCTGCTGTGGCTTCTGTCCAGAGATGAACCTCAACTGCTTTTGTCTTGAGGTTATCGTCTTTGAGACGTCCATCTACGATCTTCTGTAATGCTGTAAACAGATCAGAAGTAGTGTCTGCATAGAATGGATCCGCGTCAGAAGAAACTTCATAACCGTTATGCTTAAATGTGGATTCTCCGAGAATGTTTTTAGATGTTTCAGTATCTGGATTGAGTTCTACATTGTACTCTTCCAAATCCTTTCCAAGACGCTCATATTTCGATGTTAGTCCTCCACAGAGGGAACCTGCATCAATGTAATGAGCCATATATTTACGGTCAATTTTGCCTGTAACTGTCATAGAAATGTCCTTTCTGCCTATAACTTTTAAAAGGCTGTGTAGGTTAGCGACTATCTCATATTGATAGCCGGTTGTTACTTGTTATATTACCTCATAAGTGTTTTCGTAGCGTACTGACAATGGCAATAGCCAATCCTGTACGCCACTTTCCTGTGGCTCTAAACCATAGGAGTTATCACGGGTGATACGTTTTATCACTCGCCCCTGTGAAAGCTCTGGAAACACATTTAAACGCGTCTCAGAGTCATTTATAATAACTGGTTCCCGGCATATCCATTTACCGAGATTGTCAAGGAACTTCTGAACAGATAGCTTCTGCCGTTCTTTGTCGGATGCTGTTCGGTATACTACATAAAATGGGTACTGGCATACCTGATGCATCGTTCCGCAGACATCTTCTTTTTCTGAATAAATCAGTGCCCCGTTGTCTGCTGAGAATGCAATACCTGATTCTTTACCGAGTTCCTCAAATTTGATTGTTTCATTTTCGTATAGCCCTGGATACTGGTTCAAAAGTGCTTTCATGGCATCTGTCAGAATCTCATATCCAGTTGCATCTTTTCCGATAGGTTTATCCGCCATGTCTGCCACCTCCTGCCTGTGCTTTTACTTTACGAATCCATGTGCTACCGTATTGTCGTTTAGCAGCATCAAACCACTTTGCCTGCGCCTGTGGGTGAGCTTGTTTGGTGTATTCGAGATTCTCTTTTGCGGCTGTCCGACCAGAGAATTGGCTGACAAGAACTTTCTTTGCTCCGCGTCTTGCGTAGGGACTTCCAGTTGCTTCATCAACCATTACTTTTCCCTCATACAGAAAACGTCCATAAGGAGCCGCCGCCGCACACACTTTCCCAGTTCCTTGCAAGGATGTACTCTCAACTCTTGTTCGATTAATGAAGTCCCCTGTAATCATCGGCATAAATGGTACCATGCTGTCCATGACCATTCCGTCAAGGAGATACTGGGCTTCTTGATACTGTCTGGAGAACCTGTCCATATTCAACTTGATTTTCATATCTCCATCAACTATGGAGAATCCTTTAAAATGATGAATCTTACTCATATTACTTACCCAGAATCTCAAAATGTGGAATCAGCGTATACGGACCGCCTACACTGGTAATCTTAAACACGTTATCCTTGTTCTCATTCATGTACTGGTAGAATCCGCTCCGATAATCACTGTCAATTACCGTTCCGCCAGTCCACTCACCCTCCCAGAAGAACGACTCATCTGAGAATGTGATAGTGTCTTCCAGAGCGTTGTTAATCTGCTGTTTCCACTCTTTAGGTGGAATCCATGGAAGAATCTTGCCGTTTTTATCGGTAATGGTTATATTGCCGTTCTGGACAGTGTATCGAACGTGTAACTGTGCGTTGTCTGTTGCGTCTGGCCCGTACTTTTTAAGGATTGCTCCTTTGTCCGTAATGAGGTCAACGCCGGATAAAACATGAGGATACCAGTACGCATCTCCTGTCGTGGCTGATTCATAATAATCAAAAATCGTCACCGTTTTTTCGTACATGATACCCTCCTTAATTATTCCTTCTGCACCGTCTGCTTAATAACCTGATTCACTCCGGTTGCTGATAATCCGTTAAACATACCGACTGCAACTGCCGTGATATAATCTGTCGCCGGGAAATCCGGGATAACTCCCATTCCGACAGCTCCAAGAATCCCACCAATAACCGCCATGATTACTGGAATCCATTCATCAGAGATTCTTTTTGATGCTTTACAGCCCATTCCTACGATGTAGCAAATCATAACGATTGCGATACATGAGCCTAATGTTGAAATGTCCATTATTCAGATACCTCCTTAAATTCTTCTTCAAACTCATCCTTTGTCATTGTATCAAAATATCCTTCTTCATCACGCAAGACGTAGTCTCCAGGCTCTATGAGTACCGAATCAACCATTTCGCCATTTCTAAATGGAGCAGGATATGTAGAAATCTCAATGTGTGGTGGGTTAAGATTGTTATTAATTTTTACCGAATCGCCAACAAACTTTTCAATTTGAGCTATGCTTTCTGGAGTGGTAAAACATTGAATAGCTTCAACTATAATCGGTTTTATTCGTATGTATTTCATACTCGCCCCCCTGCATGAGCTAAGTGTTGAAATGTCCATAATTTTCACCTCACGTCTGGAATGCCAAACTGTTTGTATGTACCCGTAAATGAAAACTGTTTTCCGCATTTACAGCAAGTTTCCGTAATCGTACAAGTCTTTTCTTTGTCGTTGCATTTTGATTCAGCAGGACTTTTAAATCTGTGTCCGCCAGTCAAAAAACACATTACTTTATTCATCTCAATTACACTCCTGCATACAAAATTGGTATTCCATCATCCGTCCTTACTCCCATCAGAAGCGGTAAAGCTGTCTTTAAGAGTAAGTCGTTCGTTTTCTGTACATCTCCGGCGGTGGTATACACCGCGCTCCATTCCTTTGCACTTGCCCCAATCTGCTGAGGTGTTGCGTAAGAGATGGATTCACTGCCAGAAGATACAGATGTTACAATGCCTGTTGAGATGTTCCCGACATTTATGTCGGTTACATTTGCCGATGCCTGATTAATAGCATTCTTTTCAGCAAGCTCAATCTGATACATTAATTCAGCCAATGAACAGACTGTCTTTTTGATACGCTTCTGTGAGCGTTCGTTCGTCGGCAGTCCGTCCACCAACCTGTCAAACGTCATTGCGTCCACAAAATCACTGGCTCTTTCTGCCAGTCGTGAAAAGTCGGTTTCTGGCACGACATTGCCGAATGATTCTGTATAGAATTTATAATCTGCATAAGCCATGCCAGTCACCTCCTACATTTATGATTTTGCTGTTACGCTTGCACTTCCGGCATTCAGTGCTTTGTATGTTCCATCACACTCAACCACTGTAATCTTCTGTCCGGTTGTTGCCTTAATGTCAGCTTTTCCGTCCCAAGAAGTCCAGTTTCTGAGATTCTGTCCATAAGTCACAGCCGTTTCAGATGCACCAACTTTGTATTTATATACGTTATTGGAGTTTTCCTTAGCCGGATTTACAGTGATTTTTGTATCACCAGTTGCTGTTCCTTCCGCAGATGTTACTGTCAGAGTGCCGAGCGTTGGTGTTTCGTCAATGGTAATTACTGCAATTGCATCAATGTACTCTGCAAAAAGAGTAAGTCCCATAACCGCAAACGCTTCGGATACTGCTGTGTGGTAGTTGCCCTGTGTATGGAATCCGATCAGGTTTGTTTCGCCAGATACGGTATACACAAGACCTGCTCTCGCAAAGTCAGACTCGTTCGGGTCTACATAGTAAAGTACGATGTTCTCAACAGGGGTAGCAATAACCTGTCCTCTCGGAATCTCGCTGTCGGACAGTAAGAAGATTGTATTGAATCCCATAAAGTCCTTCATGTACTGGAATCCGAACTGATTCTGAATAGTGATCTCAGCTGCTCCGAGATATTCATATACGTCCAGAATGTTGACAAATCCAACAACGCCAGTCACATTTCTGTGCATCTGTTTAAATTTGTTTTCAACACGACCCTTAGCCATTGCCAGAGCCATCTGGAATGTGGTTTCTGTGGAAGTAAGTGTACCGGTTTTCAGATAATCATAGAATCTGCCGGTAACATTGGTCTGAAGCTGGAAAAGGAATTCGTCATCGGTCATCTGAACAGCGTTCTCATAACCGTGATCCTTGATTGCTTCGATAGATACAGCCTTTGCGTACTTCTCAATGCTCATTTCTGCATAAGGCTTTTCTTTTACAGTGAATTTGCTGTAAGGGATTTCTTCGCCCTCTTTAACATTTCCGTCCTGCAATGTGCCTTCTGCGTATTTTGATTTAAGAACCGCTCCGGGTGTCTTTTTGATTGGACGCATGATACCAAGAATCTCACGCAAGTGCTCCCAGTTTCTTTCGAATCTGGTTACAAAGTCAATCTCACGTGCCGTTACCTGGATATCATTTGTCATAATAAGATTAGTTTTTGCTGCCATATAAAAAATCCTTTCTACCCATAACTATTAAGGTATTGGGTTAGCGGCTATACTCTGGTGTATAGTCGGTGTAAAAAAATCACTGGAATAACTGAATATTCTGAGCAATTGCAGCCTGTCTCTCGGACGGGTCTTTGATCGCTTCGATATCTTTTTTGGTCATACTTCTCGGTGTCTTCTGCTGTCTAACGTGAGTGGTAAATCTTGCCTGATTCTGCTGAGCCTGCTGCTGAGATTCATCCACAAAAGCGGATGCGTCAGACTGCTTCATCTGTTCGATCAGGTCGTTCAGTCCAAGGATTTTACCGTCTTTCAGTTTGAGACCCGCTTCTTTAATGTCTGCCATAACAGACTTCTTTGCCGCTTCACTGGAAAACTTAACATCATCGAGTGCTGCTTTGAGTGCGTCTGAGAAATCACGGTCATAGATTTTTGCATTGAATTCCTTCTCTGCGTCTTCGGCTTTCTTTTTCCATCCAGCAAGCTCTGTCTGGATATTTGCCGGGTCGATACCATCAAAACCTTTTAAGGTTTCCTCTGCTGTCTCAGCGCGTTCTTTCCAGTCATCGCGTTCACCCTCGACTTTTGACAGGGTTTTTGCTACTTCTTTCGCATTTTTGTAATGCTCAGAGAGCGCTTTCTTAACATCTGCCTGTTTATCCTCCGGGATTTCGATTCCAAATGATTTAAGTGTGTCAATAAGTTTCTGCATAACATCCTCCTGGTCGTGTTTATTGACCTGCCGCCGCAGGTAAATGGATTAAGCCAGTTAGACCACTGGCAAGGTAATCGGAAAGGCAGGAATCGAACCTGCGGCACATAGCTTGTAAGACCACTGCTCTACCACTGAGCTACATTCCATACCGCCTGTAACGGACAGCTAAAAAACTGAGTTGAGTTTCACCTTTTCGCTATAGCGTAAATCCACCTGAGGCATAGACCGCCTGTATACAAACAGCTTAACTCTAAGCGGATTAAAGCGGAACGCCCGGAATCGAACCGGAGATCAGAGCACGACTCTGTCAGTTTTCCACTAGCGTACATTCCACATAACCCGGATTCCCGGGTTAGCAAGGCGTTTAACGTGTCATGCCTGCCACGAGTTGTTTCGGATATTTATTTCTTTTTTTAAAAAGAAAAGTATGAATAACAAAAACCTTAATCAAGGAGGTGAACCATCTTGCGTGCCAGATGGCAAATACGCACGACAGGATTCGAACCTGTTTAACTTTCCATTAAAGCGTGCGCACCAGCTACAAAAAATTAAAGAAAGGAGGATTAAAACGAAAATGTCAAAACAACCGTTTTACTTGTGCTTCCTGCTGCGCAATTACATTATAACAGATTTCTTTTAACTACCTCTCTACCACTTTTGCATTTTTAGAGCATATCACGGAGTTTTTCCACGTATCTCTTGACAAGATCACGTTCTTCCCGGCACTCTGCATCCTTAGACATATCGCTCATTTCTGTAGTAAGTTCGTCCAGATGTTCTTCCAGGGCGGCGAGCATCTTTCTTTTGCAGTCTTCAGACTTGCCGGAACGATAGCTCTGTTTCTGCGTCATATAGTCGTCATAAGCATCTCGTCCGTCAGAGCGGCTGTAATGTCCTCTAACATAATGCTCACCACGTCTGGCATAAGAACTGCCCCGGTCGTAATCTGGCATCATTCTGCCGTCATTTGAGCTGTATCTCCCCATGCTGTCGCGCTTTCTTCCGCGTTCGCTGTAATCGTCATTGTATCCACCACGCATCTCATCAAGGACAGTGTTGTAATACTCCACTTTCTTATCCCAGTACTGCGTGTTCTTTATATCTTTGTACATATCAATCAGTTTGTATGTCATTTCCAGATTTCCAGTAGTCAGTCCATTATCAGCGATTTTGGACAGCTCGTCTTCGATTCTTGCACATAAATCCTTAATGTCTCTCATAATCACACCTCCTACGCTTCTCTGGTTACGACAATGTTTGCGTTCGCAACAGAAATTGCCTGATCGCTTGTGTTCTCTACCGCGATATTAACGCAACATCCGCGAGGTACATCAATATAGATACCAGAGGACACATTATTGTACTGGCCTACTGCTGCCGGTGTGGAGATCATCTGCGAAGATAATACCGGCTCACCAGAGATTGCAATAGCCAGAGAAATAGCTTCAACAGTACCGCCTGTTGGAATTGCGATATTGCCAGAAAAATCCACAAAGAATCTCGCTTTGCACTGGTTAGTAAGTCCTCTCAGCGTAATAATTCCACTTCCCTCTCTGTGCTGAATGCAGTTAGAACCTTTAACTGCTGTGTTTGAAAACACTACGTTTCCATTTGCTGCTACCGTCTGAGCAGCTACATTTGTAAATTCTGCCATAATTTTTACCCCTTTCATATCACAAAAGGACAGGTCTCAGCCTGCCCCTCTGTGTAATACGGCATAAGCCGACATCCGAATCAATCGAAAGATACTCTCGATATGAAGTTATCAGCAATTACATCCGGTGTTGCATCCGCATCCGTAATATGTGTTCGGATTAGGAACCTGATATGCCGGAATCGGTGCTGGATTAATCGCATTAATAAGCTGCTGTGTCTGAGAAGCCATCGCGGTTGTGAGCAGTGCGCTCTGGCGATCCTGAGAAGCGGCACGTCTGAGGTCATTGTTTTCAGCCTGCAAGTTAGAAATCTTTTCGTTGCAAAGATAATCAAGAATTGCTCTTGTTCCTGCATTCTGGCTGTCGATAATGTCTCTTGTGTTACTGTTCATTGTGTTCTGCAATGCGCAGGTATTCTGTGCCATGTTGTAATTTACGCCCTGGATAGCTTCCCTAGTTTCACAACAGCAGTTCGCAAGCTGTGCCTGTAAAGCATTGGTGCTCTGCATATTAGCTACAGTATCAGCATTGATTGCCTGCTGAATTCCAAAGCCAGTCTGCATGATGTTTGTGTTGATTCCATTGAATCCGGTAAGCATACCGTTGTTCATGGCATAAAATCCATCGCACAGGCCGCTATTGATTCCGTCAAGCTTGCTGATTACTGCGGAATTGTCAAATCCTCTCTGAATATCTGCCTGAGTAGCTGCTGTGGCTGCATATCCGCCGCCATTGCCATTATTGCCCCAGCCGTTGTTTCCCCATCCGAAGAAAGCAAAAATGAATAAAACAATAATCCACCAGCTACCATCTCCACCAAACATGCCGTCATTATTTCTGCCGTTTCCAGTAGCAGCGGCAATATCTGCTAAGCTATAATTTCCATCCATAGTTATAATCTCCTTTTTGTGTATTTACATCAATCTGGCCAGATTGTAATGTACTATTTCATATTCTTCAGCAGACTCTGAAATTGCCCTGCCATCTGTTGAACCTGATCAAGCTGTTGCTGAGAAATTTTCCCAGACTGTAACATTTTTTCAACTTCTGCTTTCGGGTCTCCCTTAAAATTCTGTTTAAACTGCATAAACTGCTGTATCATCTGCATTGGCCCGTTTCCCTGCGGCATTCCACCACCAAGCGCATTAAATAATGGATTACTCATCTGCGTTTCCTCCCTTGACCGCTGATTCCTGTGTGGCATTAGTTCTAACAGGTTCAGAAAAAGAATTTAATCGGTTTGCTATAGCGTCGCATTTAGCTTTTAAATCATCATATTCCTGTCTGGTGACATATTTGTCCATGTTCTGAACAGGCTGTTTAGGTGGCATCTGAGTGCCTACCTCGTGGTATTCAAACGTCCGCAATGGTTGTGGCATGCCGGAAACGTCCGTGGATTTTATAAAGAATTTTTCACTCTCACTGTCCATCAGTAAAACACTTGTCCCGGGTGCGACCAGATACGATTTTGCACCGACTTCGCCAGACACCCACAGGATGCCATTATTGTTCTGCTGCTGTTGCACTGGTTGAGCTGGCATCTGGACAGGCTGTTGCTGAAATTGATTCATTTGCCCCGGAACGCCAAAACTATACTGATAAGGATTGTTATATAATGCCATCTTATACACCGCCTTTCTGATTATATTTTTGCACAAAAAAAGAGCCGGAAACAGGTCGTTTCTGGCTCTAATTAGTGTCTAAAAAGTATCAACACACTTTGATTATTTTATTGTTTACTCGGCGACTTAATCGTTTCGCCGTTGATATGCTCACATTCATCTGTTCAGCGCAGTATTCGAGCGTATGTTCCTTACATCTCAGTCGGAACAATCTTTCTTCGTCCGGCGTGAAATTACACTCTAACAAGAATCTGTCTATATCTTTCTTTGTGAACACATATAATTTCATGAGCATACCCCTTACTAATGCTAACGCTGATTCTGTGCAAGATACTCCGTGAGCTTCTGCTTTGTTTTTTTTAACTCCTCGACATTATTCCCACTGATCTGGCTGTCCAACATGGTTGATAACACTTCCAGAATTAATGAATCTCGTTCTGCGATTCTCCGAAGACTTTCATAATCTCGTCTATCATGTTCTTCCAGTGTCTCTACTCGCTTATTAAGTCGAAACGCCGGTGTAATCCATTTAAAGATTACGGCTGCCGCCCCTCCGACAATGGACACCCCTCCGCAGATTGAAAGGAATATTTGTACAAATTCTGATATGCTCATTTAGCTACTCCTTTTCCCAGTAATATACCGGGATTTCATTACCGCTATCCCATGTATCGAAATATTTGCCCTCTTGTACTGTCACCACATGACCATCTATGCAGAGGATGTACGTACCTGTCGGATGATCTGTACAAAAGTCGTTGACTGTATAGATATATCGTTCTGACTGTTCAATCAGTTTACGTCTGTATCCATGCTTATAGAGATACGCTCCCCAGACATAATTTGCACTTGGCATATCTGACAGAGTACATGCCTGTATCATTAATCCGGCAAATACCGTTTCCCAGTCAAACCCGGTTGCTTTGCATATTGCCCGGACAGCACAATCTCCGACTCGATTCCCGGCAGGATTTGGATTGTAATATTCCCATTTGCTCATCAGTCAATCCCCTTTGCTGTTTTATACCGTTTCGCCGCTCCTCTGGCTTTTGCGGCGTTCTGGCGGTTCCACTTTGCTATCATAAGTCGGTCTTGCAGTTCTCTCAGGTCGTTTTGCTTGCAGTAATCTTTGTATGCAGCATTTTGTTTCTGCAAAAGATAAGACTTCCGGTCAAGGTCTTGCTGTAATGCGAATTTAGCCTTTTCATTCGGTGCATTGTCAACTCCTGCTTGCAGTCCGAGAACTTCACGCTTCGTTTTGCGGATTCTCCGTTCATAAGTACGTTGCCGCTGTTCTTTTTCGTACTGCTTACCTTTGTCGGCTTTGTCCTGTGCTGATAATTCTGCATAGGGATTAAATTCTCCGTCACTGGCTCCAAAACTGTGCCGACAGTTGATGCCTGACAGTCCACTTGCTGTTCCATATCCGGTCAATGAGAACGGTGGAAATTTCTTACTCTTGCCAGAACGGGAGTATATCTTTCCTTGCCACCATGAGTGATTTCCCGGATCCTGACCGCCGTCACCTGTTCTGGCTCCCATATGAGCACTGACCAGAATCAAATCCCAGTCCATTTCTTCCATGCGCTTTAGGGATATGTCTCCCGTAGCCTGTGCCACACCGGTTCTAACAGAACGTGCAACTGCTGTTTCAATCGTGTCTTTTCTGCCAGATGGATATGTGACCGTCACACCGTCACTCACAACGTTATTAACTGCTTCTTTAATGGCTTGCGTATACCCAACTGCCCCAGTCATCACATGATTATATGCAAGGTCGCATTGCTCAATATAGAGCCTCTGAGCGGCACTTGCGGTTGTTCGTGTGAAATTCTTCCACTCTCCCATGGTCGCAAGCATATTCCGTTCCATGAGCCTTATCATAGCCGGTGACTGCTCAAGCGGCACAGGACTTAATCCTGCCGCCTTGTATACCTTATCATCATAGTTCATTGCAGTGATTCCGGCATCTTCAAACGCTTCAAGAAGTTCCTGCTGTTCACGTTTAGTGTATTTGGATAGTTCCGCCAGAATGTCCTCTAGCAGTTCACCGGATTCCTGTAACGTTCTAATTCTCCACGCATCAGCATTGGTCAGAATATAGTCCTCACCTCTGCCGATTCTTGCCATCATCCGCGATACGATCTCAGAGATGATGTACTGATGCAGTTCTTCTGCAATTTGTTCGCTGCCCTCTGTTATCCGGCGTAAATATTCTGGGCTTAACATAACTATTCATCTCCAAACAGTTTTGGTTCGTCTGGCTGAGCTTCTTCAACCATTGCTTTTGCATCATTTTCAGTCATTCCCTCGAATTTTACAAAATACAGCCATGCCGGAACCTTGCCGGTGGTCACATACTGCCACCATCTTGCACGGTCGTTTTCTCTGACATAGAGAATGTCTCCGAAGTCATAATTAACTTCATAAGCTCCGACAGGGGCAAGTCCGTACAGGTCGGCGTAAACGTTCAGTGCGTAGATTACTTCATCCAGACAAGATTCCAGTTTATCTCGAACATCTTTGATGAACTGCACTGTCCTCTGCTGTTCCGCTTCTACTCCTGTAGCTGTCTGAATACCGCTAGATTCGTTGAAAACAAAGTACCCGTTGGAGAATCCAATCTTGTACCCTAACTGGCTTAAAAGGGCATTTATGCCGCTTATGCGGGTATCTGTGTTGAGTTGTGGATTGATTTCTTGATAAAACTCTTTCTCGTCCTGCCCGAACACATTCTTGACAAAGTGCGGTAAATTCATCTCATTCCGTCTGTTCTCCATACCCTGCGGTGACATAGCTGCTACAGGTGTGCCGCTTGGCATCAGTAGTCTATCATCTGCCAGAACAATCTTCTGCGAATCGAAAATTTCTCCGGCATTTCGGCTGTATGCAATATCCAAATCCTTTAACTCTTCAATGGCTTCGGCAAATATTGGAAGTCCAAGTGGTGTACTAATGTCTACATTATTCGCTTGTGGTGTCCGCAGCACTCCGTACAGAGGTCCGTCCAGCTTCTCGCCGTTTGCCTTGAGTATTGGTGGCGTGTCTGCCATAAGGTCTGCCCATTTGGTCTGTTTAAGGTCAATCTTATCTCCGATGCTCTGAGGGGATTTTGATACATAGGCTCTGTTGGAGACATGATACGGACAGGTCGTTACGCCGTCCACGGTAGTTTCAACAAATCTATGATATTCAAGCCGTGTGTAGTATTTCCGTCCAACAGTATAAGAATCTTTAAATATGATTCCCTTTATTTTCTGATTATCATAATCTACAATCATCACATCTGCCGGAGTGAATACGTCAAGGCTCTCGCCGTTTGGCTTGATAAATACTGTTCCATAAGCGCATCCATATTCTACCCAGTGACGAATCTGGAAATATACCTTGTCAATCTGCTCCTGTAACCACGTAGCCCTTGCGGAACCGTCGATTTGGATGCCGATTGCCAGTGTTGCGAGCCGGGCTGTTTCTGAGCAGACAGATTTAGCGAAATTAATCGTCTTGATATTATTCTTGTCATCCAACCATTCCGGTACGCCCCTGTAGATGTTTGCGCACCGGTTAATCAACGATTCCATTTCTGGAAATTCTGCCGCCTGGATATTAAAATCCTCTTCGGCTTGTTTTTTGAAAATCATGTTAAACCACCTTTTTAGTGTTGTTATAAGTCCCATTTAATCTACCTTTTAAAATCCATCCATCTTACAGAAGTATCTCTTACAATAATGTCTTCATATTCTACAACTTTTAAGATTTCGTTAATGTCAGATGATCCATATATTCTTAAACCGATGCTTAAGAATTTATTTATTTTATATGAAAAGCACCTATCTAACATTTTATGCACTATGCCCCCTTCTCATCGACAATGGACTTGTCGCATACCTGAGAGAATCTATCCAGTGATCATTGCCATCTGGATAATCTGCGATAACTTCTCCATTGCTATCTACTTCATGTTCATAATTGATAATTTCCTTGTATGCTCTAGGCGTTCGTGCCGGATCAATGACTAATGTTCGGCACTGTAACCACTCAAAAGTATATTTGCGGCTTCCCGGTGTAACAATGGCCCTACGCGCTGGAAGCCCTGCATCTCGGAAGTCAATAATGCTTTCTTCTTCATCAACTCCGCAAGATATTGAATAATCATCATATCCTTTTTTCTTTATCTGATTAGCCATTGCTGTATTTCGAATTTTACATCCACCAAGTTCATCCAGCAGGATAACTTTGTCCTGATTGGGTACATAAGCCACACGAATAAACGCTTTGGGATCTGGGTACCATCCCCAGTCTTGTCCCTGATAGACACTTTGATACCTCTGAATTTCTTCGTCTGGAATCGTTCGAATTTCCAACAACTCAAAGATATTTGTACCGAGTCCGACAGGTAATCCAAGATATTCATGCTGATAGGCTCTTGGATTTGTCTTTTTAAGATGCTCCGCATCATCAAGGAATTGTTGACCAAGCCATTCAACAGGCACTGATCTGTAATCACTCTTATGCCTGTAGCTGTCGTCTCGTGGCTCTTCTACATACACATTCGCCCAGTTGCTCCGGCTAATTGGTGGATTGAATGTCTTAAATACAACAAACTTACTGCCACCTCGAAGGACTGACTGTTGCACTGTACGAATTTCTTCAATGCCCGAAAATTCGTCAAGTTCTTCGAACCAGAGATACTTGAAATATCCCTTGCTTGCTTTGATAGATTTAGTCTTTTTTGCCTTGTCCAGTCCTCTGAATATGATTTTCTGTCCAGTAGGCTTATAGGTGTACTGCATAGGGCTTACACTGGTGTCCCACAAATCATTGACGCCAAGTGCATCAATTCCCCATGCTATCTGTTCATAAACGGATTCTCGAAGTGTGTTTCCAACTTTACGGAAGATAACAGCATTTGACATTATACCGTTCTCTGCGTCCTGCATCATCAGGAAAGGAATCATTACACCTACAAAAGATGATTTAGTAGATCCGCGCCCACCATACAAATCATAATAGGTGTGTTTTCCGTCCAAAATGTCCCAGAACACATTGTAAAAGGCAGGAGCTATAATTTCATCCAGATTAATCGGATTCTCATTCATTCTGTTTCTCCGGCCTTGGAATGTTATTCACAATCGTAATCTTTCCATCTCCAGAATCATCATTTTTCTTATCAGCATCCCATCCCTTAAAATTATTTCTCAAGCTGAACTGAGCGCCATTTGAACCATCACGATCAAATAGCCTTTCCTCTGCGTACTGTTCTACTCTGGCTTTCGCGCGCGTAATCGTGTCATTAAATTCTGGTTTTGCTTGATAATTCAAAAGCGCCTGTCTGCTTGCAAATCCAAGTGCCAATGCCAATCCTGTAATCGTTGGAGGATGAACGTCTGCAAAAACTGGTGAGCCAAATTTATTAAATACCTGCTTGCCTTTGCTATCAGTCAAAGGATATCCTTTACAATCCTCAAAATATTTTTCGATTTTTTTTTCAATTTCATCCACCGTTTTATACATGGGCGGTTTTCCCATTGGCATTCCCACATTCTCACCTCCAAACATAAAACACCCTAGCATAGTTATAGTTATATATACTATAATACCATACTAGGGCGTACGTAGCTCTCTACCACTTTTATAAATTTTTAAGTTTTTTTAAAGTCTGCCAATCAGCTTTGCTAAATGATAATATTCCGCCATGACCTTGCGTTTGTAACCATAAAAGTCGTTCTCCGTTGCAGGAACTGTCCTGATCTTCTCCATTGTCCGATAGCCGATGCTGTTCACAATGCTGTCATAGATTTGCGATTCGATGCCGGGTGCATATTTGATAGATACCTGTAACAGATTGTATTTGTCGCTCTCGTTAAGATTCCGCAAGTGGCTTTGTAATGTCGGTATATCGTCCGGTGGTACTCCGTAATCACTCAATGTTGCCTTTCTCAGTTTCATTTATTTCACCTTCTTCATTTAAGTTCCAGTCACATGGCATGCCTCGAAAACATTCTGGACAGTGTTCGTAGAATCCGCAGCCTTTGCAATCTGCTGGCTGTCCAGTGCAATATTGCTGTAGTACGTGGTATGCTGATATAGCAAGATTTGGCGTTATGTCTGGTGTAGGTTTATTATTCATTTCTCCATCTCCTCTAGTTTCTTTACCGTTTTCCTGTAATCTCTGTTTGCAGACCGAAACATCATCAGAAGTATTTCAGATACAGGCCTCGCTCTGTTGGCTCGTTTGGCTTTCTTGGCACATATAAGTTCGTT